AATAAAGAAAATTATATAAATGCTTCTCCATTAATTGATAATATAAATATTATTAATGAATTATTTAATAAAGGTCATGAAATTACATATTGGACTGCTAGAGGTAGTGGAACAGGTATTAATTGGGAAAGTTTAACTATATCTCAATTACATAAATGGAATTGTTTATATCATAATATATTATTTCATAAACCTGTATATGACATTTTTATTGATGATAAAGCGATTGACATAAAAAATATAAAAACAATAAAACAATTAAGATGAAAGCACAAGTAGAAAAAACCCTTTTCAAAGAAGGCGATTATGTTGCTCATAGAGATAACATATCAATGCGTATGGAGGTAGAACGTGTAGTTTACAAACGCAGAGAATATATTGATGAAAACAATAAACCAGTAGTAAAGCATTTTTGTATTGGTGTAAGATGCCGATGGTGGCTAGGTGAAGAACTACAAAAAAATGTGTTTCACAGTAATACTCTAATTCCTTGGGAAATTGCTGAGAAAGGACAAATTTATGCAAGTAAGTATTTAGAAAGTATTAAAAAGTAATGGATGTATTAGAGAAACAACAGGACAAAATAATTGTAAATCCTGAATTTAAGGAACTACAAGAATTTAAAGATGTTGAAAAGGTTTATTCACAAAACATGGATAAGCTTATAAAGTATATCTATTACGTTTATAAGAGCGATAGTATCTTTGCTGACTTATATCCTGCTTCACGTAAAGATGAAGTATGTAGAAGGTTTGGAATTGATATTGATTTTGAGGCAGATGAAAAGGTAAGGGCTCTTATTAAAATATACAATGAACTTTCTAAGTCAAGAGAAGAACGTCATAGAGATGATGTGTTACGAGACATGGAAGAACTCATAGACATACTTCATAGCACACCTTACAGGAAAATATCTACTTATAAAGAAGGAAATAAGATATTTGAAACAACTATTGATAATACTGATGAAAAAATAAAACATATCAAAAGTGCCAGAGAACTTATTGACCTTTCTGAAAAATACAAAACAATGATTTCTAAACAAAAGGTGCAAGATAAATATAAGGGTAGAAGAATGTTTGATAAAGATTTTAACGTAACTGAAAAATGATATTCATAGACACGAAAAGATTTTCTCCAGTTGCTTATGGGCAGGATTTACCTTTCCATGAAGATTATTATCATAAAGGACCCGATGGGGTTTCTCCCGATGATGTATTAGAAGGTATATATGATGAATCATGGTGGCAAAAGCAATATGATAGATGCCTCAATGGATATACAGTTAAAAATGCAATAGTTAAAGGTGGAGATTTCATGGAGGATGGAGTAAATTGTAAATGGTATGGTAACGACTGTCATATACCTATGTATGATTTGGTTATAAGAAATAAAGAATTGTTTATACCTGGTAGATTATATTGGTATCTAAACTTTTGGTGGATATATGGACTTAAAGATGCGTCAGCGAAAATAAAAACATTAACAAGACCACGATTTATAGACATAGACTTCTATTTTGCAAGAAGAATAGAAATGATGTTTGAACAAGCAAGGGATAATCAAGAGCTAAAAGGAAGACAGAAGGGTTACTCAGAAAAGGTTGCAGGTATGGTATTAGGATATAATTTTTGTTTTCACCCTGGCTCACAAAATATTATTGTAGGTGGATTTCAAGATGATAGTGAACATACATTTAATAATACTGTAAGAGGATTAGAAAAGCTTTATAATACACAATTATATAAAGAATATTCAAAAAGTCAAGTAGATTTATTAATAACATCTAAACATACAAAATCATGGATTAAAGCATTGACTGCCAAAGATAAACCACAAACAGTATCAAGGTTCACTCCTTTTTTTGTAGTACATGAGGAAATAGGTAAAGGTAAAAAAGGATGGAGTTTAGATGTTGAAGAATTTGTAAGACCTTCTATTGAAGCTGAATCAAAAAAAACAGGCTATCAGCTATATATTGGTACCGGGGGCAGTATGGATGAAGGTGCTTATGACCTTGAACAGAGATATTTAAAACCCGAAGATTATAATTTATTAGAATTTGAAAACATTTGGGAAAGTCCAGATACACCGGCTACAGGAAAGACGTGCCATATTACACCTGCTTATACTTATAAAGTAATAGATAAAGATGGAAATTCTTTAAAGAAAGCAAGTTTAACCGAAATAAAGAAAACAGGAGAAGCAATACGTGATACAAAAAAGAGATATACATATTTTATAAACAATCCTATTTATGGGCAGCAGATATTCGCTATAAGTGGTGGTGGTTATTTTGGCGAAAGCATAGTAGAAAGATGTAATCAAACTATAGCTAAGATACAAACAAGTCAAAAGGAAAGAAGTATAGCAAGAAGAATGAAAGGTTACTTTATTAACAATGAAAAGAAATGGTTGGGAGCACAGTTATTTGACGATCCCGATGGAGATATTATTATTAATGAAGAAGCAATAAAAGTACGAAATGAGCAAACAGGGAAAATGGAAGTGCCTGCAAATATCTATTGGGCAGGAATAGATAGTTATGATTTAGACCAAGCAAAAGAAAGCGCATCAAAAGGTGCCATGATAATTAAAAAAGGATTTGATGAAGTTGTGGGCTATTTATTGATAAGACCAGAAACCTTTGAAGGCGGTGCAGAAGCGTTTTACGAAAAAACAGCTTTGCTTGCAGTATATTTTAATGTAAAAGTTTTGATTGAACATAGAAATATTCGTATCTTTGACTATTATACCAAAAATGGTTTGACATCGTTTTTGAAACAACGACCAAATATGGTTATTGCTCAGTATGTTTTAAACAGTAATGTTTCAAACAAATATGGTGTTGATCCTGCATTAATGCCTACAATGTTAAAAATATTGAAGGATAAATTAGAGCAAGATGGGTATATAGAAGGGATAAATAATGTTCAAATATTAAGAGCTTATGCACAATTTCGCTACGACCCGACAAGGAAAAAATATAACTGCGATATTACTTCTGCATCTGCAATACTTGAAACATTATTAAAAGACGAAGAAGAATTAATAAAAAATCCTATAATGGATGAACAATATTCATATGAGGAAAAATATGGAACATATAACATAGATCCTTCTACAGGAAGATTTATTAAATATTAAAAAAAATGGAAGAAAATAAATTAGACTTAAATCACTTAGGCGAAAAAACGCAAGAGTGGATAAAACAAAAAGCACTAGAACTTTGTCGTTTTACAACAGGCTTTGCATCAGCAGCAAAAGTTAAAGATAAATTATGTTGGAAGTATTACAATGGAACTGTAGATGATGAAGATTATGAATACTTAAACAAAGAGGGTGGAGAATATTTACCTGCCAAAGTAAGGAGTATGAACATATTACGTACTCCTGTAAATCTACTTGTAGGGCATCAGTCAAGAAGGGATAGTGTTTATGATATATTCATAAATGATACAGATGGCAAAAGAGAAAAATACAACTCTCAACTTAAAAAGGCTTTTGATGCAATATATAATAATATTGTAATGAAAAAGGCTAAAATAGAGTTTAGCATACAACAGATGGGGCAGCAAATACAGCAAATACAAGAGTTTATACAGCAAAAATCTACTTCGGCAGAAATGCAACAAGAACAACAAATGGTTGCGCAGCAACTTCCTGCAATTGAAAATCAGGTACAGATAATGCAGAAGCAAGCAGAAAAAATACTAAAGGAAGTAAACATAGAAGTTGACCATATTATACGAATGTATATTACAGAGTATAAAGATATTAAAGAAGAAAAAGCATTTGCTATAATGGAAGATTTAGTGAATACACTAGACATCCAAGACAAAAGTTTAGATGCATTTATAGACAAGATTGTAACAGGAAAACAATACATATATGCAGATATAGATGATGATACAGACCAAGTTATCTATCGAAACGTAAACTCTCTACATGTATATTTCTCATCATCATCATCATCCAAGTATATTCACTTAGAAAAGTGGGTAGCGATGCATGATATTATTTCTTATGAAGATGCGATAATGGAGTATGGAGAATCCGAACTATTTGATGCAGAAATAAGAAAGGATTTAGAAACATATACATATCCTATAATGAATGTATCTAATAGCGACCTTTATCAAGGACATGAAATAACATCTGGAATATCAAGAACAGTAATATTCTTTAGAGCACCAGTAAAAAGGATAAAACGTAAAACAGATAAAGATGTAAAACTAATTAGCACAAAAGAAGCTTTTGAAAATAAGGAAGAAAATGCAACAGATACAGCTAGATATGAAGAAGAAATATTTAAAGCAGTAATATTAAATGGTAAACATGTAGTATATGCTAAAAAGAAAAAATATGTGTTTAGGGACCCACAAACAAAAAGATTATGGCTTCCTGTAATTGGAGAAACCTTTATAGGAATATACAGGCAACCCTTTTCTCTAATATGGCAAAATAGAGATTTCCAAGAAATGTATCGTATTGTAAATCATTATAAAGAGTTAATGATTGCTGTAGCCGGTGTTAAAGGACAGATAATAGATATATCACAACGACCAGGGGATATGTCTCCACAACAACAGAGGTATCATAGGAAAAGAGGAAGTCTCTATATTGAAACAATGAAGAAAGGACAAGGACAATCGCCTTATAATCAATGGAAAGATTATGATGATTCTATTTCAGATTCTATTCAATATGTAGAGACGATATTACAAAATATTATTGAAACCTGTTTTATGCTTATGGGTACACCTAGGCAAAGGTTGGGAATTACAGTTCCTGATGAAGCAGTAGGTAATGCACAGTTAGCCACAGAACAATCTTCGTTAGTAACAGAGATATTACATCATCAGCACGATAATATTATTGCAATGTCCTATAAACTTCTTGTAAATCTTGTATGTGAATATAAGAATGATGAAGATATATTTATTTACAAAGGAAAGGGTATAAGGGGAGGAATGGGAATAAAAATACCAAAAGGAATATTTAAAGATAGGAAGTTTGACATTTACTTTTTAAACTCTATGAAGAATGAGAAAAAGTTAGAAGATTTACGAATGTTGGCAATGCAACATTACGCTAAAAACCAAATGGCTTTACACGATGCAGTGTCATTCTACAATACAAATAGTATTAAAGAATTGGAAATGAATTTAAGAGCATGGAGTGAAAAGGCAGAAGAAATTTCACAAGCCAACCAAGAGCAACAAATGGCTAAGATGGAAGAAATAGAACGCATGAAGATAGAACTTCCTAAACAGATAGATGCTCAGATGCAACAAGCTAAAAATGAACTAGAGCAGTATAAGATAAAACTTGATGAAGCAAAGATTGGGTTTGAAGAAAGGAAAGCACAAATGGAAAACGACCTTAAAAAGTATGAAATAGATACGGATAAGGAACTTCAATTAACAGAAATGGGAACAGAAAGAGAAATAGAAGGTGCTTATTTACAGGAACAGCAAAGAGCCAATATAAGAAACGAGCAATTACAGGCAATGCAATTACAGATAAATGCAATTAAGATTAAGTTAGATTCAATTACGAATAAGATTTCAGCAGATGCACAGAAGATTTCTGCAGGAAGTAAACTAAAATCAAAAGAACATATAAAAGATTAAAAATATGCTAACAGCAAATTTATCAAACAAGAGTAAATTGTTAACTAAAATTGGAGACCCACCAGATAAAAAACAGCAGCCAGGTTACGGTGGTTATGTATGGAGTAGTGGTAAT